TCCCCACCAACCTTTTTTGGTCTTATGGCCAAAGGGGAGTTCTTCATCTGTCACTCTTTTATCTGTAAATAAACTTATGGCAACTGCTGTCTCAAGACCATCATCACTTGCAAGGTCTCCATCAAGGACTTTGAGATCAAAGCAATTATCAATAATAAATAATCCCATATCACTCATGAGAGCTCTCCTGTACCTGTAATAGTTGCACTTGTGCTGTCTTTAAGAGTACCAGGGAGGACCTCAGCATCATCTGTTAAATGATCTATAAATCCTTGGCAGATCGGCTCCCAATATGTGAGTAATTCAGCTTTTACTGCAGCAGGATTTACGATAATTATATTATCTACTATTAGTCCTGCCATTACTGAGGCATCCATTGCCATATTTACACCTTGAAAGAGTCCATTTTCACTTTAACTGCATCTAATTGTGCCAGAGTATCAGGAGTCCATGGTTGAGGTCCTATTGCTGTCACAACTTTTCCACTAATGACTTTCTCCATCCATTCAGACAAAACTGCCATCAATTCATTTGAGTCATTTTCAATCTTAAGCTTAGAGAGGGCAATCTCAATATCATCCCCTTTGAGCCAGATATATTTATTATTCTTATTATATATTGCACTGTCACCTGATGCGAGATCTTTTAATCTGAAATCTCTATGCTCTGTGCCAATAATGATCCCATGCTCTCGATTACCACCTACTGAAAGCATGATGCAGTCTGATCCTATGGGAGGATTGCTTGTAAATCCAAAGTGAGCAAAGGACTCAACTTTATCTTTGGTCTCTCCCTCTAATAAGCTTAATTGTACTAATTGGATCTTTTCAGAGTCTGTGACTGCAAGCATTACTCCTCTGCCAATCATGAGGAGGACCTTTCTCTTTAAAGGAGATATTGCTTTATTGAAAAATCTAACAAGATTTTCTAATTTCATGCATCCCATCCTATACTTGAAAGAGGATCATCCTCTGCTTTAATCTCTGTCTTAAATTCAAAAGCATCAGGTCTCATCAATTCAAAAGCACATGTCCTGCCATTTTCAGATTGAGTAAATGTAACGCTTGATATCAACATGTCACTCTTAAGACCTACTGATCTAATATCTACATGAATAATTTGATTTGCCTGCCAAAGAGAGCCATCTTTTTGCCTCCATCCCTGGACTGTCACGCTTACTTTAGTCCCATTTGCAGCTCTGTAGCTTGACTCAAACTCAGCTCTTTTCTGTGCTGCATCTTTATCAACTGCATTTTCTGCCAAAATAATTATGGGCCTAAATCTTTTTATCCCTTTATCAAATGATTTCCCTTGGCCCTTTGTAGCATCATCGGTCCCTCCTAATATTCCAGGAGTCTGACCCTTTACTGTATATTCAGAAAATCTCTCTGCATTATCAAAGGTAGCATTTGCACTTAGGACATTTATACCCTCTATCAACTCACCTATTGCTCTCTGTGAGCCTTTCTTGTCTATCAATAGATTGCCATGGGTAGTGCTCATTAAAAGCAATTGACGCTCTTTTGCAGCTCTTTCCAGTGCCTCAAAAATTGTCTCACCTTGCCTAATAGTAAATTTAGAAAATGCTTTACCTACATCTACATTTGAAAAAGCTTTTAAGTTAAATGGCCTTAATAGCTCTGTTGCAATGCCAAGAAAATCTAAATCATTATATTCAGAGTTGCCCTGAATAGAGCAATCAATTAAATCAGAGGTCCTATCACGTCCACTTAAAGAGATATTTCTTGAGCTTGTAGAAAGACTGATAGAAAATCTGTCTACCCATCCCTCAAAGAGAGGGAGCTTTCCAAGATGGCAATGTATCCTGTCACCTGGCTTAATTTCAAAGTCAGCTTTCTCAGATCTCCATTTATCGACTAGGGTAATATCAAAAGTCCCTGTAAGAGAGAGCATATTTCTAGTAAGACTAATATTAGTAAAGCCCTCATAGACTTTATTATTTACATAGAAAGTTGCTGCATCTTTTAAAAGAGTACCATAGTCAAATGGTACAGTAGGATTATGTCTGACTTTTGGAGTATCAACCATCAATAACCTCTAAAGTCTCATTTGCAGGAATAAATCCAGGATGTCTTATCCCATTTCTATCTATAATATCTTGCTCATTTCTTGGATCTTCAAAGAGGTCATAAGTAAGTACAAGACTTGGAGTGACATCATAAAGAGTAATCTCTTTTATATTTGGGAGATCAGAGTCAACATCAGGGAGGGCATCAACAATGGCAGCTTTGATATCTACCAATGATTGATATGACTCAGTGTTTTCTGCAAGTTTAATTTGCTCCTCAAGTACATCTGTAATCTTTATTCTTTGGGTCTCAGCATCTTCAAAACTTGCATATTCAGTAATGATTGCTGTAGAGGATGACTTTACTACAGAGGCAATAATCATAAGATTATTAAAGAGCTCTATATTTTTTCTCTCTTTTTCTCTTATTGGAGTTGTACCAACAATCTCAGGCTCTGTTGATCCAAAGGCAAAGAAAGTTGCATAAGCATTTGTCTTGTCTTTTGCCTTAGAAAAAGCACCCTCCATTAGATCAAAGGAATCTAGTAGCCGAGCACTCAACTGTGAGGGGGCCTGCAGTAAGTCGTTAGTCTCAGCTACTAAATTCCTGGTAGCAAAAGCAAGATCTGCAACTGCATCACTCACATCTGCAAAGGTCTTTGTTGTTTTATCAAAAGTCTCTTGTGCTGAGGCAATGGCATCTCTTGCACTATCAATTGCAAATCCAGGGAGATCCTCTATAGAGAAATTTTCATCAAAATCAGCTTTGGCATCTTCAAGAGCAACACCAACTGCCTCATCAAGGACTGCACCTTTATCATTGACACCTTTTGGAAATCTATTATCACCTGCCTCAAAAAACTTAGCAGAGAAAGTTGCAATTGCTCCCTCTCTATTTGACTCAGTGATATTGACAGCACCAACCTGTACAAATTTAGACCCATAATATGGATGGACTAACTCTCCTGGACCTTGCCTAGTAAAGACTTCTTGGAGCAATCTTTTTGCTGCAAAATAATCATCACCTAATATATGGCCCTCAATCTCAAATCCCTCAGAGATCCTACCCATATCCTCAGTGTATGGATCTTCTCTATTTGGAAATTCATGAAGTACTGCACGTCTACCAGTTGAGAAATTTGATATATCTATAAAAAAATCAACGCCTCTGAAAGAGGCAGGTCTTAGCTCATCTTTCCATCCCATCAAAAAGCTCCTATGGGTCCCGTGAGGACATTAAGCAAGCTGTCTTTATCCTCAGTCATTACCATTGTCTTAGGGGGCAAGTTGGCAAATTTAACGTCTACCTGTGCCTTTTGTTGCCTAATCATAAAATCATTTGTTTTCTTGGTAATAGTATCAGCTCCAATAGGTTTTCCTTGAGCTTTACCGTTATCAATATTAAAGCCTTGTGCTTTTAATTTCTTATCTGTCTCACTCTCACCACTACCAAATCCAAAAAATGCACCTGCTTTACTTGCAAGCTCACTTGCAAAGCCAATCATATCTTTCATTTGCTGTAATGGATCTGTAAATAAATCACTGAAAAATTCTTTTAAGGGCTGCCAGTTTTTCCATATTAAATAACCTGCTGTTGCAAGTAGTCCTGCTGCTATAATAAGAGGAGCAAATGGTATCAATAAAGCAAATGCCCCTTTTGCTGCTGCAAAAAGAGATATTGCAATCCCTTTTAATCCTGTTAAAAGAAGAGGTATAAACTTTGTAATAAGAGGCAGTAATGCTTTACTGAAAAACATCAATCCAACTCTTAAAAGAACAAATCCTTTTAAGGCAAATGGGAGCATTACAAGTAATGAGCCTATCCCAAATAATAAAGGACCTAAAGCAGCAACTCCAAGAGCAATACCTACTGCCATTTTTATCATAGCAGGACTTGTCTTTGCTATAGTCCTAAGAAATCCTGTTAAATCTTTCACAATATCAGTAAAAATTTCTAATACACCTGACTCAGCTATTGCAATTTGAAGTCCCTCAAAAGCAGATATTAATGATTTTACTGCCCCTGGAGCCCCTTTATTCATTGTTGCTGCCATTCTTTTTGCAGCTCCATCTGAATTATTTAATGAGTCAGTAAATCTTGATATAGCATTTTTACCATCATCTCCAAGCTTAAGAGCTTGTGTTAAAAGCTCACCTGCACCTGCAACTGCCCTCTTGCCAAAGACCTCATTTAATACTGCAAGCTGCTTTGCCTCAGGTATCTTCTCCAGGCCTTTACCAAGATCACCTAATATATCATTAAGCTTTCTCATTTTACCTGTTGTTGGATCAATGGCCTTTATCCCAAGCTCTGAAAATATCTTTTTAACTTTTGACCCAGGAGCTGCAAGATTAAGCATCATGTTATTAAGAGTAGTACCTGCAAGAGATCCTTGGATACCAACATTTCCTAATAGACCAATTGCTGCAGAGGTCTCCTCAAGAGATAGACCATATCTTTTTGCAATTGGAGCTGCTTTTTTCATTGTCTCTGCCATCATCTCCATATTGACATTAGATGAGGCAGTTGTTGCTGCAAGGACATCAGCAACTCTATTCATCTCAGATGCCTTTATCCCAAAAGCTCCCATTATATTAGAGGCAATATCTGCTGTCCTTGCCAAGTCTGTACCTGATGCTGCTGCAAGATCTAATAGTCCAGGAGTTGCTGCAAGAATTTTATTTGTACTAAATCCTGCCATCCCTAAAAATGACATGGCATCAGCAGCTTGTGAGGCACTAAATTGAGTCTCAGATCCAAGCTTTTTTGCAAGCTCTCTCATGTTATTTAATGGTTTTCCTGTTGCTTTGGTAAGAGCTGCAACTTTATTCATTGATTGCTCAAATCTAACTGCTGTCCTTAAGGTAGCAGCACCAAAAGCAAGGATAGGTGCAGTCAATCCAACTGTCATTGACTTGCCTGCACTCTTTGCTTTATTGCCAAGCTTTGTTGATAGCTTACTAAATCTCTCTGTCCTCTTATTAAGGACTTTAAAAGCATTATTAGATCTTCTTACTGTCCTGGCAAGATCAGGAAATTTTCTTTTAAGCTTATCAATTGTACCTGATAGCTTATCAACAACTCCAAATTTCCATTTGACAGGTAAGTTTTTATCAACCATCTATCTGCTCCTTGGCCCTTTTCATCCAAAACTCTAAATCATTTAGAGTCATCTCCCATAATTCACTAGGTTGAAATTTAAATACCCTGGCCAAGAGTCCTAGTGACTTCTCCCAATCCGATGGCCAGGTTAACTGAAAACTTCAATAAACTCAGTAATCCTACCCACATCTTTTAAAGAAAGCTCATCAATAATAGAGTCAGGTTGAGCAGCAAGCTCTGCACATATTTTCAACATGTCATCAGTTGTTGGAGTTGATGGTAAATGTCTAATGTGCCTTGCTTTTGGCTCTGAAATAATAAACTCTTTGATTGTCTCTGATCCAAATTTTATTGGAGATGATAAAGGTAGGATGTATTTACCATCTTTGTCTTTTTTTAATTCATCTAAAATTGATTTCATTTAGGCCCCCATAAATGAAAAAGGAGGGAGATAAACTCCCTCCAAATTAAAATTACTATCTAATTTCCTCACCACTGAGACCCTCAAAACGTGCCTCAAGCTCTCCCTCTTCGGTAGAGACATTTCCATCACCTGCAAACCATGCATCTCTTAGAGTAATAATCTTACCATTGGCAAGCTCTAAGACAATAGTTGCCTCTGTGGTATTAAGAAAATTTTCAAGAGATATTGCAGCATCATCTGTAATAGATCCCTCAATAAATGGGATCTGTGGCATTTCTTTATACCCATGTACACCATCAGCTCCAACAATCCCCTCTCTCTTTCCTTGACCAATATTATAGGTCCATGACCCTTTGGCACGATACTGAGCACCGTCAACCTTTACAAAAATTATTCCACCAACTCTACTCATGACTTACTCCTTATAGTAAAAAACCAATTTTAACACCTGTCACTCTCAACTGATTAACCAAATCAGGCGGTAGTAAGAAATCAAGTCTATTAGGATCTTGACTACTCCTTTCTACAATAAGCCCCTCTTTGAAAGAGTCAATATCCTCAACCAATCCAAGTTGCTCCCATTGCCTAAATTTTGCAACGGCCTCAGCTTTTCCAACTTTAGGAGTCATGATTGCCTGACCTGCACCAAATCGAGTGCCATCATTTGCAAGTTTATGTCTTGGATATTTTCTTAAATAATTATTCCTGAAATCATATCTTAAATATGAAAGAGTCAATAATGTATTAAGATCAAGATAGCTAATGTCATCTGCACCTGCAGAGTTTTTCTTGTAAGTAGTAATAACTCTTTCAATAATAACTATACCACCCTCAGCAACTTTATCAGTTGCGATCCCATGGAATAAAAGAGTATTTCTCTCAGCAAGAGTCAATTTTTCAAAGTCCTGCTCTGCCATAATTGATCTAACTTCAAGAGTCTGAAAAGGTCTTGCAGGATCTATCTGAGCATTTGCAGCAACTACACCTGCTTTAGAGGCAGCTTGTACTGCAGGATGTGATGGCCCAGATGCTCTGTGAACAATTGTGAATTGAGAGTTCCTTGTATCTCCAAGAGTAACAAGATTTGCAAGAGTATCTTTCTCAGCATAAAAGCAATATCCATCATTTTGTCTCAAAGGACCAAAACGATCATCAAGCTCTGTCTCCATAGCTAAGACGTTGGCAGTATCAATCCATGGAGATACAAATAAAAGATACTGAGTATCATCAAGAGCAGCAATTACTGTGGCAACATCAGGATTTCCTGATCCCCCATTCATTGCAGTAAGAGTCCCAATTAGACCTGCAGGTATCTCATCTCCATCAAAATAATTAAATCTGATATCAATCTTATCCCCTGGCTCACCATCATTTTTTGCAACAAAATCAATTTGCTCAGGAGCACCACCATTGATTGCTGATGTGACCATAAACTCACCATCAAGTGCCATTTCATCTACAAGATCAGATACAATTGAGGCAAGAGATGCACCACTGGCAACTGCTATCTCAACTTTCTTTCCTGCAATATAAAGCCTTAATGTACCTGCTGCTGTGACAGCTCCACTAAAAAGAATAGATCCAGTTGAGGCAACACCTGCACCTGCATCATCCATTGGTACAACCCAAAGCTCATTCAGAGAGTTTTCTGATAAATAATTTTTACACATCTCAGAGAGGAGAGATCCTGCCCCAAAGTATGTTTTTGCTTGCTCAAAACTTGTAACAAGACTAACAGATGCCTCTGCCTTAGTACCTGCTGCAAGCCTAGGCCCCATCATAAGAGTCTTGTAAGGTTGTAATGATGGTCCCTGGACTGCATTACTGTTGTCAAACTCTGCATACAGAAAAGGTACTCTGATATTTGCAGGCACTTCATTAAATGAGATTGTCATTTTTTATCCTCCATTTTTTTTGATATTTTTTTCTTTTTCATTACTGGATTTTCTTTTTTAATTTCTCCCTCAAGGACATCACCATCTTTAATACGTCTAATCCAATAGGAGGACATCTCAACTAATTGGCCAGACTCTTTAAGAAATTTTCTGCTCAGAGGGAAAGGGACTTTAACTCCTTTCTTTGGTACTAGAAATTTTTGCATATAATCTCCTATGTCATATCTATCTGATCTTGAGCATCACCATCTGTATTTCCATTGGCCTGCCAAGTAGTATTAATTTGCTTAAAGTCTGGATAAATTTTATCTATTCTTGGCTCTGTTACAAAGCCAATTGAATATCCAATTTTCACAGAGCCCACAGGACTCTGGCCATCACTCTCAGTGTCATAAATAACATTATTCAAATTTATATATTCAACACATTCCTCAAGCTCAACTGAGTCCTCAAGTGCATCCTCAATAGCAAGGGAAAGGTCATCAAGCTCATCTGATAATTGACAGTCATCATCATGCACTGTCACCACTTCAATAATTACTTGGAGCTCTTTAAAATATCTCTTAGGGGCCTCATCAAATCTAGTTGAGGTCAAATTTTTGGTATAGACCAATGCAATGGGCAGATTATGCACATCTGTTGGTACTGATCTATTTGGATAAACGTCCTGATTAATGCCAGAAATTTTCTTGGCCTTAAGAACTTCTATCACCTTTTTTCTTAAATACTTTCTGTCCATGATCACATCTGTGTAAAATTAAGGATGCACCACCTTGCCCATCCTCTCTCTTGTCGTAAATTTTATACAAGAGATTTCTTATTTTTATTTTATCACCAACCATTATCTCAAAAGAAAAATCAAAAAGATTTACTCCGAGTACAGGTTGATTTGCACTTATGACTTGCTCTGTATCAGGATCAATTGCCTCATACTCATTGTCAAAGATACCTCTTATCTTATGTGTACCACCTTTCTCAGGATAGAGAGTACAGTCCTCACCAAATTCTTTTTTGGAGAGATTTAAGACTCTATTTACTCTATCTCTAAAATCAATTGGCACATAAGCTCCAAAAAAATGGAGGGGATTAAAGGCTCCCCTCCAATGGCCTTAATTTTTTCTACTAATTAAAAGCAGCAGAGCCACCTTTCATTAAGACAATTACGCTTGTATCTGCACCTGCAGCAGCTTTGAAAGCAACTCCAAGGGCATCATTTGTATTTGTCTTATCAACTTCTTTTGCTGATCCATCCCAATAGACAACATCACCATGAGCTATTGCAAGAGCTGCCTCTTTTGCAAGTTCATAAACACCTGTCAACTGCATTTCTCCCTCTTCTCCTGTGGCATATTTACCACTAGAGATACCTGTAAAATCACCAATTACTACTGGCTCACCTGACTCAACGTCTGCAGCAGCAATGAAAGTCATTTTCTGACCTGACTGAATAAAATTTTTCATCTAATACTCCTATCATTAATTAATTACTTTAACTCTATGCACCAACATTTTTATAAAAGCCTCTATGATCAATAACCTTTGCACCGATATCATAAGAGATCTTAAATTTAACACCATCAACCTCAAATCCTGCTTTAGAGCTAAGAGTCGGACCACTTTGACCTGCAAGACGTGCAAGCTCAATCATGTCAATCTGTCCTTTAACTGCAAGCAAGTACCATGCTGTTGCAGAGTCTGCATCAAGCAATGCCTCAGGGATCATGCCAAGCTTGCCTGTAAATGGATTTACCTCACCATTTACACTAGGTACTATTTGACCTAAAAATTGTTCAACACTTGTCTCAAGAGCAACAGGAATTAAAATATTCTTTGGAGTAATCTTGATAAGCCGATCACTAAGACCTTTTTGAAGTCTCATGGCCAATCGAGCTGCACCAATAGTTGTCACGCCAACCACAGCACCTGCACCTGCCAAGTTGCCATGATCAGCATGGAAAAGAGTTTTTCCATCTGCCATTACTGGATTTGAAGTAATCTCTTTATAAATAAGATCTGACTCAAGATCTCGAGACCTACGGCCAAACATTTCTGGTAATCTACTGAAAGCATCAAGATCATCATTTACAAGAGTCTGTCTTGTAATACCAACAATCTTACCATAAGTTGCAATGCTGTATTTCTCAGCAGCTTCACTCATTGATCCATGCTTATATTCTCCATCCTCATTTACTTTCTCAAGAGCAGGGGCATCTCCTAATTGTGTACGAGAAATTTCTTTAAAATCATTTACAGTGACTTCTCTAGTAAAAGATCCATAAGACTGTGGTTGATCATCATATCCTGCTCTTAGAGATTTACCTGCAACATTTGCAAGGATCTCAATAAAGTCTGATGTATGATGAAGAGCTCTCTCTGCAATTTCATTTGATGTAAGGCCTCTAACCTTGTCACCTTTTGCAGTAAGGATTTCCTCAGCAAGTCTTAAAAGACTCATTCCACGATACTCTTTTGCACCCTCAATTAATTCAGTTTTACCACCAGTCGCTCTGTGCATGATCGAGTTGGCAGCGGCCTCTAGTCTCAGTGTTCTTTGGTCCACGTCATTACCTCCGACAATAATGTTATTAGTTTTTGTTTTTGCATCTCGTTTTGCCATCTCATCAATGACTGCTGATCTTGCATCTTCAATGTTTACATTTTTTTCAATTAAACTTTCAGCAAAAGAGGGGTCAAGCTTAGCAGTTTTACAAGCTTTTCGGATCTCAATGCCTCTAGTTTTTTCAAGCTCTCTAACTTCATCAGCATTTACCTCAGGAGTTTTTTTCTCAGGCTCTGATCTCTTTGGCTCTTCTTTTGGCTCCACTGCTGCAGGCTCAGGAGTCGGCTCATTATTTGAGTCATCACTCTTTGTCTTAATAACATCGGTAGGCTCATTCGAGTCTATCAACTCTTTTTTCTCTTTCATGTCTTTAATAGCTTTTGGCATTTCACGCTCCTTATTTTCTATAATTTCTATTTCAAAATGGTCCTCTTCTTTTTCAGATCTTACTTGAGATGCTGCATCTGCAGGAATATTTACCAAAGATATTTCCATTGGCTCCCAATCAACTGCCCGATAAGTTGGGATCTCATCACCTTTTTTGGTCACGTCCTCAAACTTATGGACTCTATATCCTACTGATACATTTCTTATAATTTTTTCTTGTACATCTTTAACTATCCCCTGGATCTCTTCTCTACTGGAAAATCTAACAAGGGCATGACCTTTTTTATCTTTGATCCATGCTTTTTCAACAACACCAATTGAGTCCTCAAGAGAGTATCTTTGATGATTATTTAACAGAGGAGCACCTGCATTTAATCTATCAAGATTAATATCTGCTTTTTTCATTGAGAGCTCTTCAATATACTCTCCATTCATCCATGAGTATCTTTTAACTTGACCACCTGTTGACCATACAAGCTCAACTGTCCTTTGCTCTTCATTAAAAGTCTCAGACTGAAATGATGCCCTTACCAGGCCTTTAGGTATCTTGATTTTCTTCATTATTTTCCTCTCCATTTTCACTTGATGTATCTTGAAGTTTTCCATTTTTTGTTAAAAACCTTGGATCACTATCAAGTAATAATCCAAGTGCATCTGCTTTCTCATTATCTTTTGCAATCTTCTCAATAACTTCATTTGAGTCTCTACCCATTGAAGTAATGACACTTGACCTTGACTCAAGACCACCTCTGATTGACTCAATCATTGCAGGTATCTCTTTAGTTGGATCAATCATCTCTCTCCTTGGAGGGATATGAGTTGCTTTAACTGATAAGGCATCTATGCCTCTTGAGATAGAAAGGACCTCTTTAAAGTCACTAACTATAATATTGAGCATCCTTGCTATTATAATATGCTCTCTCCATGCATCATAATTTCTACCTGACTCAATCCATCCCATTCTTGCAGAGGAAAAATTTGTCTCAGAGAGATCTCCTGTGAGTCCCTCATAAGTAGTGCCATATCCTGAGGCAATCCCTCTTAATTGAGATGAAGTAAATTCTTTGTAGTTTTGTACTGATGGAGGATCTGCAAAAGTAATTGTTTTACCAGGAGGTAAATGCTCAATCAAAGCAGGCTCTATCTTTTCAGCAAGATCCTCTGAGGTATCATCACACTCAACATCTGCTGAGATGTCATGTACAAAAGCTGTAAAACAAGCTGCAACTTTTTGTCTCATTAATTGTGCATCTTCAAAATCATCAAGATCTTTTAATCTCATCATTACAGGAGCTGACCAAGGTACACCTCTTACTTGACCTGGCCGATCAATTCGGTATAAATGGATTATTTCTGAGGCAGGTACAAAATTTGATTGAAGTCCAGAAATGGATATGTCTATGCTGCCAGGATGTGTCTCATGGATATGATAACCCACTCTTTTACCATTGGAGTCAAATTCAACTCCCTGTACAATTCGATTACCATTGGAGTCAAATTCAACTCCCTGTACAATTCGATTATTTTTTTGACTTGAGTTAGTATTAAGTAATGAGGAGTCAAGAAAATCTGCCTCTAATACCTGATACTGTAAAGGGATAGTCAGTCCTATTACAATTCTTTTTCTTATTAGGACCTCACCTGACTCAACAACTGCATCCATAGCAAGTCTTTGAAGTCCCATGAGATTATTCATCCCATCATAATCACAATGCTGACTTGATGCCCAATCTTTCCAGAGGTCATCAATTGGCTCATTATCAAATTGAGTAATGATACCTTTACCAACCACGTTATTAGTAATCAACTCAATTGCTTTCTTAGCATGAGGATTATTACGTCTTAGGTCCCTAGATCTCTCTCTGAGGGTAATGAGACCACTTGAGATAGATGCATTTGCATCCCCTGAGCCTGTAGTCCATCCCGATGTCCTGCTGCTCTTTGACGCTCCCTCATATTTTCTTTTTTTTGTTTTTTTATTTCTGAATAAGTTAGAAAAGAAATTCATTAATCAAGCCCCTTGGAGTGCTCCATCTTGAGTCTCTTACCACCAAAAAGACCACCACCTGCAGAGCAACTGTCAATGCCAAGTGCTTTTCTCATGGTATCTCTGATCTTCATCATATCTTTGAGGGATCTATACTCAACCTCTTTATCCGAGTATTTAACTTTAAGAGCACCATCTGCAATTGCCTCTTCAAGTGCCTCAAGCCTTTCAATAGTAAAACCGCTTGTGTAATTTGCTACCATTTACCAGTATCCTGATTTAGATCTTTTCTTTTTTTTGTTTTTCTCAATAACTCTATTTTCAAGCTTTTCTAGTTTTTTTACAACCATTATATTTTTCTCTAGTTTTTTCCAATTTTCATCTTTAAATCTATCTATCCCATAAATTGACGCTGCTGCTCTATTGTAAACATATAAATCTAAGGTCTCATTTCGATCTCTTTTTTTATGCCATTCAATTGTGGTGTATCCTTTCTTATCTTTGGAGACCATCCTCTCCTCTGCTGTGAGCTGCAAGAAATATTCTTTTTCATATTGAGGAAAATGAATAAAGCCAGGAGGAAATCCCTCCAAGATATCCATGGGGGCCTCTTTTTTCAGATCTCCATAGACCTCTGCCTTGATAAGATTGACACCTATAGTCCATAATTTTATTCCATTTCTTTTTACAACTTTTCCATTTTCTTTTATATCAACTGCCTTTGGTCTATTGACCATTTGCACAGAGTTAGACACCCCTTTTATTGGCATCACTCTCCTTGGATCAAATTTTCTACAAAAAGAATAAGCTCTATGGGCCTTAAAACCTGAGTCAATTAAAGTAATTTGAATAGGCAAATCAAATCCATCAACATGAGGAAAAGTCTGAGTGATATACTCCTCAAGGTCATCCCAGACCTCTTCTTTATCAGGATCTCCAATGATCAAAGACCTATCAACTGACCATCTCTCTCTCTGCCTACCCCATCCATGGACCTCTGCCTCAAGTCTGTCAGCTTGGATATCAACTGCACATGTCAAGAAAACAACGCCCCTTGGCACAGTGCCAATTTCATATTGCTCTCTTCTTTGAAAAAGCATTTCCTCAGCAGGTCTCTCTCCTTTATCCTCATAGACCTCTCCAAGGCCTGTATTGATAAAGACTTTCATATCCTCAACCTTTTGAGATCTCAAAGCATCTTCATAATCCTGGCAGAGATCTCTCCATGAGTACCAACCAAGAGGGGAGTAGGTCCCTGATAAATGAAATCCTGGTATGTCACTTTTTGGATTATGCTTTACCCATTTTCCAAGATTAAACATTTTTGTCTTATGATGCTCCTGGATTTGCTCACCACATTTTTTACAAAAGAAAGATGCTGAGATGACAACCTTTCCCTCATCAGTCTGCTCTGTCTCATATTTCAAATAATCAAAAACCTCCAAAGGTCTTTCAGGATTTTCATGGCCCAATATTTGATGCTCACCACAATGAGGGCATGGTACATAAAAAAATCTTTGATCAGATGTTTTGAATTTACTATCTATTTTTGAATTGCCTTTATAGGTAGGAGTAGAGACTAGAAAAGCTTTTCTTTTTGAAAAGGTCCTGGATCTTGCCATTACCAGAGCGATTGGATCTCCCTCTCCATCAACATCATCAGGATATCCATCAACCTCATCCAGGAATAAATTTTTTGCAGGTACAGATCTCAATGAGGATGCACTATTGGCACCTGATACAATGACAGCTCCCCCATTAAAATCTTTATACATTCCAGTGTTACGAGCATCTCTATTATTTCCAGAGGAAATTTTCTTTCTAAGATTAGGAGTTGCCTCAATTAATGGATCAATTCTTATCTTTGAGTTTTTCTTTGCATCTGAGAGAGATGGCCAGACAACCATAGTCATCCCAGGATCATGGTCAATTATATATCCAATCCAATTAAGGCCAATTGTTGTTGCTCCAACCTGGGCCCCTTTTTTAAAGACAACAACTCTTGCTCTTGACTCACTAGAGAGTTCTTGCATTATTTCTCTCAGGTAAGGAGTTCTGGATGTTTTATAAAGACCTGGCTCAGCAGAGTCTTTTGTTGAGAGCATCCTAAATTTGTCGGCCCATTGCCATACTAGTAATCTTTTTTTTGGCCTAAGAGCTTTTAATAAATGATCTTCAAAGATATTTCTGGCATTGGGGAGCATTTACTCTCCAATTCTTTCTTGAGCTATTTTAAAGTATTTGTCATCCTGCTCAATCCCTATGAATTTTCTATTAAGATTTTCACAAGCAACTCCTGTGCTGCCTGATCCCATAGTGAAATCAAGGACTATCTCATTTTCTAGGGTATATGTTTTGATGAGATATTCTAAAAGAGATACTGGTTTTTGAGTTGGATGCTTACGCTCTTGATCATTTGGCTTATTAAATTCAATTAATGTCCTTGGATATCCTTTTGCCTCTGATATGCCTATATCTATATTTTGAGATCCATAAGTATTTTCTTTTAATCCTCTACTTGGCCGATTATTATTAAACTCACCAATCTCTAATCCTTGAGGGTAATATTTAACTTTGTTTTTTCCAAAAATACTTATCACTTCACATTGCTGCATAGGCATTATTTTGGCATTTAAATGACCTGATGGTTTTACCTTATTCCAAATCCAATCATATTTAAAACTGTTGATATTGCTCAGTCTCAAATAACTACTAAATGGCTCAGAGCCAAAGAGGGCAATTGCAGCTCTCCCTTTTGTTATTCTTTTAAGTTGCTGCCACATTGGTCTAAAGGGGATAATGCTATCCCATGAGCAAGCTGTTGTACCATAGGGAGGATCTGTCAAAACAAAATCGATTGACCTATCAGGGATCTCTCTCATTAAGTCTAAGCAGTCACCATGCATTAATTTTATTTGTTGATCTTCATTTTCATCTAAATAAATTGGAAAGCACATCTAGTCCTCCATGATGTCACCATGCATTAATTTTATTTGTTGATCTTCATTTTCATCTAAATAAATTGGAAAGCACATCTAGTCCTCCATGATGTCATTTAAGAAATCATAATCTCCTCTTGAGAGATTTTCTAAAGCTGAGGTAATTTCATCTGTTAAAAGTTTATTGATTGCATCAAGATCACTCTCTGCTGCAAGGATAGGAGATAGCTTATTGGGGATATTGAGCATTGCATCTCTAAGATTTCTACCAATATCTTGAGCTGCCTCTTTGATATCCTCAACTTTTACATAAGATCCAACCATCTCCTCATATTTAATCTGTGCCATCTTAGCAGCAAAGACCTCTTTTGACGCTCTTGCCTGTGAGTAAAGGGGAGATGACTCTCCTTTGACCATTTCAGAGCCCTCTCTATGACCTCTCCCTGGAGCATGTTTTGGAAAATCTAATTTGGTATTTACTTCATCTTTTTTAAAATGCTCATCCCAAAGAGGATTGGCAATATTTACCTTGATAAGCTTTCTATCATTGCCTCCAAGAAATACTGACTCATGGATGATCTCATCTTTGATTGCTTTTTTAATATCAGCAAGCTTGACTCCTTTTGACTTGGCATAGTCAGTCATGCTGAGCATTTTCTCTTTTGCCAAATTAGTGCCCCCACTAGTTTGAAATGTAAATATTACAATA